GACAACGGCAGGATAAGAATACAGGAAGTAACAAAAATATCTCCCGGCGAAAACTACGGACTCAAAGTAGTCGCTTACCGCGTCGAAGATTCTAGGGGCGAATAGTACAGCCGACTACCGCCCGAGTCGCGTTCGTACGGTGCGAAATTATCACGAACCGCTGAGGAAATAACTGTGATAAACACCACCGTAGCCGATGCGCCACAATGCACGACGCGATTCATGGGTCAGGAAAAGAACATTACACATCAGGAAGCCACAGCCCTAGTAAACCACGGAGCGCATTTGACACAACAAAACTTGATATGTTGCGGGACGACGAATACGTACTGGTAGAAACAGAAGCTTGATTATAGCCGCGTGAACCCAATCGCTATGGTGTGCGACTGCCCGCCAATTGACACTATCAGACGCTGGAGGTCGACATGGAGTATGACGCAAGACCTCGATACGGGCGCACTCACGTTCTATTCGAACGAATTGAAAAGGCGTCAATTGTCAGAAGTGGTAAACTGCCTTAAAGGCATGGGAATGGCGCATTTCTTCATGCTACACAGTTTCTTCTCTTTCTGCTTCACACGCTTGAGTGAGAACAAAACGACTTGCGCGTTACTGTCCTACTTCACCGACCGAGGCTATAACCCGGAGAACTACTTAAGGACGTACTACATGGAGTGTGCTATCGTGAGATATTTCTGCTCAGACTGGAAACGCGAAGACGGCTCACCAGTTACTTTCTAGGAGATCAAAGAATTGATTGAGGACACAAAGTAATCCCAGAAAGGCGAAATTCCTACACGAAACTTGTACGCCTTCAACATCGTTGAAGAAAACAAGGTGGCACAATGTGTACGTGACCCGTGGTGGCGACAGGTAACTAAAATGTGTGACGACATAGAAACATCCGGAATCGACTTTGACACTTACGCGGATAGTATCATTAATGAGGGCTCGCACTATGCAGTCAAAACTTCTGGTGGCGTTGCGCGTCTCCACCATACAATGCACCCGGATGATCAGTCTGCGTAAAATGAGCTCACCGGCGATAGAGTGCGTGATCCGAGAGTACTTGATTATATAGTGTTCACCAATGGCAGCGAATATGTTTTTCAAAGTAGAGACGACGAAAACTAGTTTGTAACGAAGAAGCAAACGGACACCGGGGAGTTTGAACCACACAAATAAGCATGGATTTTGCACCCGAAAGGAGGTCAAGAAGAAATAGAGGCCAATTCTGCATAACACGCACTCAACCTCGCACTAATAAAGCGCCCTGGATTAGCCGGAGAATCAGGTCTGCCGATTGTATAAATAGACAGCAAGGGTAAACTCAAGATGGTTGCAATGCTATGCGGCAAAGCCCACTCTAACAATCAAAACTGTACGATTGCTTACACTTTTAATTCTGGTAGTGTCGTTCCATTATAATTCGATAGTTTCCAGTTCACAGCAATGCGTCGCGTGCCTACACAGCAGAGACAAGAGATTGAAATGGCGCGTCGCAGC